TGGATCAACTTCAACTCAAGATCCGATGTTTATAAGATTTGCAAATCAAGAGGATTTTAATACCTGGGCTCCAACCGCAACGAATACTGCAGGAACCTTTAGACTGGATACAGGCAACAGGATTGTAGGAGCTATACAAGGAAAAGATTATATATTTATTTTAACGGATCAAGCAGCTTATGTAATGCAATTTGTAGGTCCCCCTTTTGTATTTTCGATTAGACAGGTTGGTACAAACTGCGGATGTATTGGTCAGCATTCAATCGTCTTTGCTCAAGGTACTGTATTTTGGATGGGATTTGGTGGTGGTTTCTTTGCATATGATGGAACCGTTAAACAATTGCCATCTTTAGTTGAAGACTTTGTATTTACAACAGGAGGTACTAATTTAGGTATTAATTATGGTGCAGCAGATATTATTTATGCATCTCATAATAGTTTATTCAACGAAGTTATTTGGTTTTATCCAACTGCAGGAGAACAACAAATTAATAGATCTGTAGTTTATAATTTTCTTGAAAACACTTGGACAACCATGTCTTTAGCTAGAACAACTTATTCAGATGCACAAACATTTGATTTACCCTATGCTACAAAATATTTATTAACCGGTACTCCAACTTTTCCAACTATTAATGGTGTAACTAATACTTCAGGTTCTTCTGAATATTATGAACATGAAACAGGAGTTAATGATGTAAGTGCAACAGGAGTTAAAACAGCAATACCAGCTTATATTGAATCGGGTGATTTTGATTTAGATATTGAAGGAGATGGTCAATATTTAATGAAGATAAATAGGTTTATTCCAGACTTTAAAATCCTTACAGGAAATGCTAAAGTAACTTTATTGTTAAGAGATTATCCGTCTCAAACACAAAATAGTCAGATGTTAGGACCTTATACAGTAACCTCATCTACAACTAAAATAGATACAAGAGCAAGAAATAGATTAATGAGTATTAAAGTTGAAAATGAAGCAACTGATGAAAATTGGAGATATGGATTATTTAGAGTAGATATTCAACAAGACGGAAGAAGATAATGGCAAAAATTACAATTAACATACCTGAACCAAGTGCAGAATACTCTTCTGAAAATCAAAGACAAGTGTTACAAGCACTTGAGACATTAAAATCTCAATTAAATTTTTCTTATCAAAAAGAATTAAAAGATGAATTAGAAACATTTAGCTGGTTTTTATTTAGCGGACCTACGGAGTAAAAATGACAATAACTTATAAAGTACAAGGATATAATTTAACTACAACTAATTTAACAACGGTGTTAACAATTAATACTTCATCAGTTGCTATTATAAAAGAAATAGCGGTAGCTAATGATGATAATGCTGCTGTAGAGTGTAATTTTTTCTTTAGAGATTTTTCTGATTCAGTAGTTTATAAATTCTATCATTCTAAACCTGCTGCCAATTCCCATGATAATGCAGTACACAATGCATTAGTATTAGAAGCTGGTGATTCACTTAAATTTCAAGCAGGAACTGCAGATAAGATCTCTGGACAAATCTCTTACGCTCTGTTAAATAGATCACAAGAAAACGGTTAAAAAATAAAATGGATAAGAAAGAATATCATATAGATACAGAAACAGTAACTATAATAAAGAATAAGAAAACCGGTAAGGTTTATAAAGACGAGGAAGAACTTAAAGCTGCAAACATTGACCCTAATGATATTAGTCGTGATGTTGTAGTGAAAGTAACTAATAAAGGACTAGAATTGTTTAAGAAATTCATGAATGATAAATGAAACCTAGAGGTGGAACCGAATTACAATTTGAATTTTTAGAAAAATATGTTTCTAAAGAATTATTAGATCAAGTACAAATCTGCACATCTGTTCCTGGTAAAGTTCCCTTGCATCCAACTAAATTAAACATCCTTTGGCAAAAGAATTCTTATGATCAACCAAATCTAGCACCTTGGTTCAAGGACAAATCAAATCATGATAAATACGATTGGTATGTATTCAATTCTCATTGGAACTATGAAAAGTTTAGAATGTATTTTGATATACCAACTCATAAATCTATTGTTATTAAAAATGGAGTTGTACCTATTGTTCCAAGAACAAGACATGTTAAAGGTGAGCCCATTAAATTAATATTTCATCCAACTCCATGGAGAGGATTAAATGTAATATTAGCTGCAATGCAACTAGTTAAGAATCCATTAATTAGTTTAGATGTTTATTCTTCAACTGAAGTTTATGGAGATGCTTTTAAACAAGCTAATGATAATGCCTATAAAGAATTATACGATCAAGCAAAACAACTTTCTAATGTAAATTATATTGGTTATAAACCACATGAATATATAAGAGAGAACTTACATAAATATCACATCTTTGCATTTCCAAGTATCTGGGAAGAAACATTTTGTATATCTGCACTAGAGGCAATGGCCGCAGGACTATATTGTATTACAACTGACTATGGTGCTCTATATGAAACGGGTGCAGAGTTTATTACATACATTCCTTATGAGAAATCATTTACAAGTTTAGCGCACAAGTTTGCTTATGCAATTGAACATGCAGCAGAAACACTAGATCATCCAGCAATCAGACAACATTTAGATATGCAAATAGATTATACAAACAGATTTTATAATTGGAATAAAATTGGATATGCCTGGACTAAATTTTTAGAAGGAGCATTGAATGCAAGATCCAAGTAAGCCTATATGGTTTAATAAACCTGAAGAAATAAATATTAACTTAAGTAATAAAGATATCAATTTAGGACCAAGTAATATTTCTATCATGGTTTGCACTCCAGTTCATTCTGAAGTATCCATGCATTACACACAAGCTTTATTAGAATTTCAAAAAGTTTGTATGTTAAAAAATATATTGGTTAGTTTTGTTATTTTAAAATCTTCTTTAGTCACACAAGGTAGAAATTTATGTGTAGCTAATTTTTTAAATGCAGATCATAAATATACTCATTTATTATTCATAGATTCAGATATTAATTTTTCACCAGAAAGTATATTTGAAATGATTGATTTAGATAAGGAAGTTATAGCAATACCTTATCCAATGAAAACAATAAGTTGGGAAAAAATAGATAAATTAAGTAAGGAGCTTAAATATAAAAACCCAACAGAACTTTCAACACTTGGATTTACTTATCCAATTAAAGTTGCGGATACTGGTAATATAATTGTTCAAAATAATGTTATAGAAGTCACGCATGCGCCCACGGGATGCATGTTAATTAAAAGACAGGTATTTGATAAAATGATTGAAAAATATCCTCATTTAGAAATATATCAACCTACCATATTAAATGGTGAAGAAACTAAAACTAATAACTTGTATAATTTTTTTGATACTTTCCATGATTTAGAATCTAAAAAATATTATGGAGAAGACTTTGGATTCTGTCAAAAATGGAGAGATATTGGTGGTAAATGTTATTGTTATATAAACAGATTTATTACTCATGTGGGAGAATATCAATATTCAGGTAGATTTAGAGACGAGTTAAATTACATGACAAAGATTGACGAATTAGATAAAAACAAGTAAAGTCTACTATTTTCAGGACTTTGTGCCTGCCATATTAACTATTAAATTATGACAATATCAAGAGCACAAATGAACAGACAATTATATCAAATGGGTGGAATGGGAATCGAGTCTTTATCTCCTATGCAGCCAGCTATGCAACCAGCAATGCAATCAGCAATGTATAATCCATTAGAAGAAAACTATTATAGTGGAATGCCTATGATGATGGCGGGTGGTGGAATTGCAAATCTAGTACCACGTGAAAAATATGGTTTAGGAAGTAAAATTAAAAAATTTGTAAGAAATGTAATACCAAATGAAGTAGCCAAGGTTGCTTCAGTAGCTGCACCATTCGTTGCACCATTTAATCCATTACTTGCAGCAGGGATGTCTGCGCTTGGTAACTTTGATCAAACCGGAAGAATAGGATCATCTTTAAAAAGAGGAGCTCTAACTTATGCAGGAGGTCAAGCTGCAAG